GTCCGAACCCGTAAGGTGATGCCCTGAGCCGCTTCTTCACTACAGTAGTGAAGCGCTGCTGTACGGGCCCTGAGGTTTCACTACCTTTTAGGGTAGTGCCCATCAGGGTGTAAGTGTATGAAATGCGCATTTCACGCATAACATACCCATACACTAACACAAGCCCATCTCTGGAAAACGCGGAGATATTTGTCATAATATCTCCGAGGTTCGAGACCCAGTCGACGAGCCAGCTCCAGGGTGCCAACTCCCAGGCAAGTGCGGGATTAACCCGAAGGCCGTACAGACGGTTTACATTCTGTTCGGCCCTACTCATCCTATCCCAAAGACGCTGTCCTTGGTTATAGTGATAAGTATACGCGCCTGAGAACCAGGTACGAGAAATAACTTCTTTCTCGACCTCAAGGTACCCGTTCCCGGGATTATTCCAGAGACCAGTAAACAGCGCGGGCGCAGCCCCCGCTGGTCTACGTGTCTCTGTAAGAACCCGGGACCTCTCCACAGGGAACTCATACCGTCTCCTGATAAGACGGCCGGAGTCGCGCGCGAGCTGACGAATGATTTTGTCAGAATCAATCGTCGCCTTCGCGAATTTCTGGACATCTGAGATAATAGGCTTAACGCCGAACTCCCAGTTCAGATGCTCCTGGCCCACAGCAGTTCCGATTTCTCGGAATCGCTGAGAGCCTTTTGCACCTGAACGAAGAGCTTCGAACGCAGCCTTCCCAGGAACACCGGGTAAACCTTCCCGAAGTTCGCCCAGAAACTGACCGACACCGGAAGCAGGATTCGTAGGAATAGTTCGAGCTATTGCCGTGGAGCCCATAGTGATCATATCCGAAGATATATCACCGGGAATCGCGGGCCAATAGATACTCGAAGGACCTACGATATTCGAGACCGCGCAAACGGGTCCCGAATATTGATAGTATGTTCCATTAAACCACGGATAACGAGGAGTAATAGTCTGGGGATGACTACCCCAGTACTCGTTCGTTGTGGTCTGGAACGTACTACCATAATCCTGTCTGCGGATTCTACGCTTAAGGTCTGGATCAGTCCGAGGACTGTCCAGAAGCCGATTGCGTTGTCTCCACAGATTCTTCTGTGAGTATGTCTTCTGCTTCCCAGTGATGGATACCAGGACCCGACTCTCCTTCGTCGGTTCATGGTATGAGCCATACACCCCATTAACAAATGGGATGTCACGCTCTTTCCATTCACCAAGGATGTCAGAAGACACGAGAGTGGAACTCCTTACGAGGGTAGTGCGTTCCGGGGAAGTAATGACATGGATGGCAAATCCATGCCATTACGCCACTACCAGCAGGGCTCACCGTCT